ATTCAATATGTAAAAAAGTGTACTAAAAGTTTGCAAGGAAAAGAAAAATCCTTACCTTTGCACCACGAAAATAAGGATGGTCAGGTAGCTCAGCTGGATAGAGCAACAGCCTTCTAAGCTGTGGGTCCTGGGTTCGAATCCCAGCCCGATCACGAGGGGATATCTTTAAGATGTCCCCTTTTTTATTGTGTTATAGTTGATTAGATTGGTTTTCAGCCTATTACAACAAGGGATAAAGGGTTTGTTTTGTCACGATATTAACCTGTATTAACGCTCAAATTGAACATTTGACACTTCTGTTTGTTACTATTGTGATACCGTTTTCAATTTTGTGATACCAAAAAACAAATCAATCATGGAATATCCAACATTAAGGTTTGTGTTCGATCGAAAGAAGGTCGCAACCAAGGAGAAAAAAGGTCTTGTGCAGATCGAGGTATGCTCTGAGAGAAAGAGAAAATGGATTGGTACGGGTGTAAAGGTATACGCCGATCAATGGGATGACAAAAGAAAGGTCACGGCTCGACCCGACTCGTTGGACTTGAATATGAAGCTGGACTTGATGATGTCTAATATCCTAGAGTACGTGAACTCATTGATACGTCGAAAGGTCCCGTTCGATTTCGAGTCATTGGACGTTTTCTTGAAAAATAGCTCGGAATCGGATTCTTTCATTGATTTTATCGTTAGGAGGACTGATGAGAGAAAAGACCGTGCGGAAGGAACCATAAAGCATTATAGGACATTGGTTAAGGTTTTGGAGGATTTTGGGAGGATCAATTACTTTCATGATTTGACCCGCTCCAATATAACTATGTTTGATGATTACTTGAGAAGCAAAGGTATTAAGGATACTACCGTGTATGGTTACCATAAGAATATGAAGGCTTATATAAACGAGGCCATAAGATTCGGTATAATCTCAGAGAATCCTTATGTGGGGCTTAAGATCAACAGGGGAAAGTCGGATAAACGGAAATATCTCACGTATGAGGAGATGAGAAGGATGGAAAGATGTCGTATAACCGATCCTAGCGTAAACAGGGTGAGGGATCTTTTCTTGTTCCAGTGCTATACAGGGTTGGCCTATTCGGATTTATATAAGTTTGACTTCGCGAGCGATGTAGAGCGGAGGGGGAATAAGTTTATTATAGCGGATAGGCGTGTAAAGACCAATGAGGATTATTTCATAGTCTTGCTGTCTCCCGCCATGGAGATATTAAGAAAATATGATTTTGATCTTCCGGTAATAAGTAATCAGAAATATAACGATTATTTAAAAGTCGCCGCTAGTTTCGCAAAGATTGACAAGAATCTGACTACGCACTGTGCGCGCCATACGTTTGCGGTTTTCGCGTTAAATAATGGTGTTCCGATGGAGGTGGTGTCCAAGATGCTTGGTCATACAAATATAAAAACAACACAAATCTATGCGAAGGTGCTCAACACAGAGGTCGAGAAAGGATTTGATGTCTTGGAGCGAAAGATGAAGGTTTAGCGATAAATAGACCAATAAAACACGCCCGTGTCAGAAAAAACACGGGCGTTATACTTTGGCGATGCGAAAAATAGGACTATTACTTGTTGTCATGTTGAATTCTCCTGAACTCCTCGCTCTTGGCGAAGCTACTGACTTGATCCCCCTTGCACATATCGTAGGTGATAAAGGTCTTCAGCAGAAAAACATCCAGCCCTACGGCTTTGAATCCCATCGCAATTCCCTCTTTACAGGTGGCTAATACATTCTCCCGGTACCCTCCGTCCACCTCTTCGTGCGAAAATGTGAATGAATAACTATTGTTTATCTCGAAGTACCGCTTAATCAACTCTTTGCCTGTAAGGTTAATTCCCATCCGATCGGCGAACCGGCTGAAGAAGTGAGGAGGAAACGCAAGAAGAATCATCTTGCCATTGATAAAGACAGGCATATAGGTGTACTTGCCATGATTGGTATCATGGTAGCACACAAAAGAGATCCGGCAATTGTCGCCTATATCTTTTTTATTGTGGGCCTCCCATAATATCAACCACTTGTTTTTACGCTTAGTGGTAACAAATGAGTGGATGCGAACAGGAAAGATGCCGGATTTATTGATTATCCGGCTCACCTTAGCGTCCTTGGTGTCGGATACAGAGAATATATTGGGATAATCAGCTTTGATTTCCTCCAACAATTCGGAGGGTGTCATGCTTGTCGTTATCATATTATTTCTATTTTCACTTCGAGCGCATCACATATCTTCGCAAGTATATCTATACCAACGGAAAACTTACCGTTCTCAACGTTGCTGATAGTTGCGGCCCGAAGATTGGCAAGTTCGGCCAGTTGTCGCACCGTGTAGCATCTTTCCTTACGTATTTCGGCTATTCGTTTCCCTATTCGTTCACGTTCATTCATTCGATCCCTCCTCTCTTACTATGTTTTCATCTTCCCACTCAGCCCAATCGCAATACCATTGAGCCGCTGGTTTTATGATTTCCTTTTTTATCATTTCGGAATCATATTTGACATCAAGCGTGGCGCAATAATGTAACGCTGCAATCATTGGCTCTTTAATGCCAAATCTATTGGTATAGCTAAACTTTAATGTCATAACATCCGGATTTAAGACTACATCATCCCTGCCAAATATTTCGATGATACTGGCAGATCGTATATGCAGTATAACTATCCGATCTTCAAGCTCCTTCTCGTGGCACCCGTCCAGCATGGCGAATGCGGGAAGTTTTAGTTCTTTTATTTTCATATCTTAAAATTAATATTTACATTTGCGACAGATCATTAGATGATTCTGTCGCATTTCGATGCGTGGATTGAAACGAAAATACTATTTCGAGTCTGTGCCCAAAATTGCACAGTGAAGAGGCGGATTTCTCCGCCTCTTTTTTTATTGTTTATCTGATGCAAAAACTATTTTCTCATCTATCCAGTATTCTCCGTCGTAATACTTGGCCCAGCCCATATCTTTTATTTCTTTGCCCGCCATGCCGGTAGCTCAGCGTTTTAAGGTTATAAAATCTCAACACTTGTATAATAAGCGGCCATTTCTCCGAAGAAATTTTCTATTTTTCTTCGCTGCCCATTAGAGATTTGGTTATACCAATATTCTTCACTGGTATAGTTCTTGATGGACAAGGTGATGGAGCGACCTGTATATTTGTCTGTTAATTTGATTCTGGTCCTTGTGTTTTTACGGATATAATAAACCTCTCTATCTGCGTCAGAACAGGTAAATGTTGGCTCATCGAAGAAGCTTAAATTCAAATGGGCCCTTATGAACTTATTGTTCCCATCGGAATCTAATAGCAAAAGTGTATTTTCTTTTTCTTTAAGTTGTCCTTCCGACATATACGACTTCCAATAGTCCGTGCGGGACTTGTACCCTTCACAAGGTTGTGTCGAATAGTATTCAAGCTCTGAAACAATATTTCCTACTATCATTTCGTACACTTCATTTTTATTTCCTGAGCATCCGAAGTACATCCAAAGTATTGTTTTTCCTTTGAGTTTTTTTGCAGCTTCAACCGTTAGAACCTTTGCTTCTTCGTTCTTTATTTTCTTTACAAATTCACTTGTTACCATTTTATTCTCGCTGAATTGTTACTGTTGCCACCAGCTCTATTGTTATTTTGATGTTACAAAGATAAGTATAATATTATTTGTTACCAAATAGCGTAACGAAAATATTTATAGAATTAACAACAATTAATATTCCAGCCCTGTGTTATCCTTCCATCCTTTTTTGTTTGATTATATCATTATGTTTCCTTGTTTTATACGGGCGATGTGGTCTTGGTATACGGCGTGTTTTCTTCCTCTTTTTCCTCCAGTACCTTCTTAAGCTGATAGAGGCTTATGATATCATATTCAAACGTAGGATTTTCCCAGTTCTTCCGGACAGAGTTTGTCTGTACGGAAATATATTCACAACGCTTTGACCATATACTAAGATCGCAAATAAAGATACGCTGATAATTAATTGATCATTTGAAGCTCAAAAAATAATCCTTGGCCTCTTTTGGCATCCTTCGGCCCTCAAGACAGATATACCTATCTGTGGTGCCTCTTGCGTGACCTAATATTTTCTTTATCCATATCTCCGAGACACCGCGTGCCGCTAAATTAGACGCACAGCTCCTTCGGGCTGTATGCGATGCAATAAGGTCACATTTCCTACCAATAATATTCTTTCCGGCCTTAAAACACCTTGTTTTTGCTATTATTCCCGCCTTCTCTGCAAGTTTTCGGATGGTATCGTTAAAATATACGTCAGACACTATTCGTCCGCTTAAAGCGGGGGATTGCTCCTTTATAAACCGTTTCAAAACTGGCGATACCGGAATTTCAACAAAAACTTTAGTTTTCTGCGAAACATATGACAGCCATCCGTCCTGGATGTTTTCTTTCGTAAATTGACAAAAGTCGGAATGGCGAGCTCCCGTGACGCAACCGAGCAAAAACTGATCCCTTATCAACAGTTCGGTCTCATTCGCTACCTGCACTTCTGATAGCCGCCGTATCTCTTCCTCGTCCAAAAAAGTATTCATCGACACTTGCTCTTTAAGTGTCAATATAGAGGCAAAATCGAAGCTCAATCTAGACTCATCCGAATATCTGTTAAGTACGGCTTTTAATTTAGCCGCATATTGCCGAGCGGAATTAGGGGATACACGGTCGATCATATATTCGGTAAACCGGATAAGCCGAAGCTTTGAGAGCTCGCTCCATTCGGCGTCGCATCCGTTCGCCTCCTCGAACATCCTGATGATGATCCCGTATTTCGGGTACTTTTCTAAAAAAGCCTCTTTAAGTGCAATCATTGCCTACTCCTTTCATTTTTTTACGTTTGACTCCATAAATAAACCGGAAATGAACGCGATTATCATTAATCCGGATATTATTGCGAGAGCCTTAAAACCTCCTAATAATATTATAATTAAAATGATCCATACAACAAGACCTAATTGCATCGCTTTATATTTTATGCAGGGCTTTCGCCCCACTGGTTAGATTATATTACTTTCTTATCGTAGTATTTAGCCGTAGCGTAAGAGGGTAAGGATTTTTCCGGGCGTATTATATCCATATGCTTAACCTCTCTTTCCGCTATTTCTGTAGGGCACTTCTTTAAATTTCCGACATCGCAACAACCATTTGAGTTTAAACGCGCGGTCCCGTTTTTTTCGTTAAAAGCTAATATAACGCCTATTTCTCCGCACTGGTCGTAAACAACTTCACCTAATTTAAATCCGTCTAGCTCTTCTGGTGTTGTCGGATAATCAAAATAATCGTATTTTGCGAAATCGTCAATAATTAATGGGGTGTTATATGTTTTCTTAATATCTAAAGCTTTTCTTGATTCGTATTTCATGCCATTTACACAAACAGCAAGTCCTAATTGCTCTTTATATTCAACAACCCCTTTGTAAACTTCCGACCCTTTTAAAGGGTTAGTTTTGAATGTTATTAAATAGCCTTCCTTTGTCGTATCTTCTTTTTGTCCGGCTTCGATAAGTCCTGACGACTCTGTAGGCGTTTTCAAGTCTTTAATCTTTTTTAATTTTGTATTACCTAATAACGCAGCTGAATTCTCCGGATATTCCACGATTCCTACACTTTCAGATGTCGAGATAGATTTAGATAGATTGGTGTCGCAGGATTCGTCTTTCGTTAAATCTCCAATAAGATCATAATTCCCGAAATAACATCCATCAAGATATTTATTCAATCCTTTGACAAGCGATTCTAAATCCCTGTATTCCGCTCCAAACCCAAAAGGATATTCTATATTATAGGTTGATGGATGGAACTCATTCGGGAAATAGATCTTAGCGATAATCTTCCTGCCGTTTTTTAGCTCGTAAAACCTCATTCCTTTAAATTCTTTTAATACGCTCTTTATCGTTACGATTGTGTTATAAGTCCTTGTTTCCATATTGTTATATGTTTATTCCCAAATAATCAATCAATACTGCGTATTAAACAGACGGGTAAATTTGGAAGGATCAAACCAAAGAGGTACTTTTACGGCGCTTTGGGTTGGGTATCTCTTTACTCAATCTTGAGGCTCGGAAGGTTTGCCGACTTTTCGGGCCTCTCTTTATCCATCTTTTCAATTTAATACGTTTGTAAGATCAAGGCTTTTTATCTCTTTCTTACAATACAAATATACAGCAACTTTATATTATATACAATGTTTAATGCGTTTATTTTCAGATTAATACACATTTTGATAATGCGGCAAAACATACAATGTAAAGAGGTTTGCGTAGGCGTATCGACTAGGTCATATATTATCAAACGTAGAGAGGTAAACGACGATATAAAGTCTTGAAGACTGTGTATTTGGGCGTAATGGATGATTTATGATGAGGAAGGGAGGTTAAATGTATATAGACTGCTTCTATTATTGTGATAGATATTATCTATTAAATTAGATGTGACGAGGAAGATATTTTTAATAGATAGAGTCTATTTGTAATAATAGATTTTATCTATATGTATTGTAGTTAAAATATGTATATGGTTACAACAGCTAAAGCTTATCTTTTTTTATTCTAATCGCTTTTCCCCTGTGGACATCCTTAATAAACGGGATATATTATTATTGTCTATCATTGTTTATATTATATGTATAATATAAACAATATATGATATAACTTGTTGATTAATAGTGTTTGTTGGTGAAAAAGTATGCAAAAATACACCCACCCCCCCCTGTTATATCATACAAGAAAAGGCATGTTACCATACCTAAAAATTTTTTTCTCTGTTTTTTTCTTTCTTGTTTTTACGTAAAAATGAATAAACAAATCATAATATTTATTTATTGCTCTATTTCGTATCACTTTTGCTACAAAATAAATACGATGTAATATATAGTTTAAATCTATAATGTTGTGATTTTTAATAGATTTTATCTATGATGATATAAAATATACATTATCTTTGTGTGGTAGATTAAATGATATATATCATTATATTATGGGGTTAGATATTTCAAATAATGTAGATATTGGATTTGATTGTGATTGTAACTATCAGAGTGATAGTCTTATATCTTGTATAGTTCAGAATCTTGTTCATACGGGTAATAGATACGAAATGGCTATTTCTGGGAGTCCGACAGGGAAGGAGAGCGTAAATTTGTATTATGAGAACCTTGACAGCGTTATAGAATCGGTATATACGACAGTTTCGAAAAGCGATCTTGCCCTTTATAAGGGTAATGTCTATTTTTTCACGGGCAAGATATACGAGATAGTTCCGGGTCATGCTTACTTGAAGCGTGCTATGCGTACGTATTTGCGTGTATCCGGTGTTCCCAAGGCATTCATTGTTCGAAGCATCAAGGATATAATGGCTGAGATGTACAATTCACTTGAGATAAACAGGGTGTTGCGTCCTAGATATAACGTCATGGCTTTTGAGAATGGAGTCGTGGACATGCGGGATGGTGTTTTGCGGCCTTTCTCAAGGGATCATCATGTGATATACCTTCATAGATATAGGTATGATCCTGAAGCTAAATGCCCAAAGTGGCATTCTTTCTTGAGGGGTACGGAGTTCGGGAAGAGGATTTATTCGGGAGGTGTCTTGCCTGACAAGAACGATCGTACTATATTGCAGATGTTTCTTGGCCTGTCTTTGTATGATAGGGGAACGATGGATAAGAAGGTGGAAAACGCTCTTGTGTTGTTTGGCAATGGGTCGAATGGGAAAAGCGTTATTATGGATACCGTGATGGGGATATTAGGGGAGGATAATATCTCCAATTTGAGCATGGAGGCCTTGCTTCGGGGAGGCGATGAGCGTCAAAGAAATCTATCCCAGATAGAGGGTAAGATATTCAATTGGTCCGGGGAGATGGAGGCTAGGACCTTCGCGGGAAGGGAAGACGCCGCTAAAAGCCTTATATCCGGTGAGCCTCAGCTAGGGCGCAGGATAGGGAACAACGCCTTTAAGATAACGAATATCCCATACTTCATATTTAACGCTAACCGTTTCCCCGCTGGAGGAGATAGCAGCTTTGGCTTTTTCCGTCGTTTCATATTCATCGTATTTGATAAGGTCATTGATGAAAGGCATATGAACTTGAAATTGACCCATGAGCTTAGGGATGAATATCCCGGGATATTGAATTGGATAAGAAGAGGGGCCTTACTCCTTCAGAGGAATGGCTTCAAATTCCCGGAAAGCGAGGGTAGCCTGAGAAAACGCATCAATGAGATGGGATTATCGGCCCTCGGGAAATCTTGGGCCATGGCGAGGGGCTTCTTTGCACTCCCGAGAAAAGGGATGCCTAATGATATGCCGCATGAGGTTGATTTCGCTATCATTTATGATGATGTCAAGAATTACGCGGAAGAAAATGGTTTCCCGATGGTGAGCCGGCAGACGTTAGCCGCCCATTTCAGGGAATTGGGTTTTGATAAGGATAGAAAGAGAAAGGTTGGACGAACGGTGTATTATAAATGCTATGGTCTCACTTCCGACCTGCTTATTTCGACATCGGTCCCTTTGGTGTCTGATATGAGTGTAGGAATCAATAATGAGGGGTTTCAATATGGGGAAGAGGATTGAAATACATGAATTTCACCCAACTATATATCCGAGGTTAATATGGGTGGCTAAATTGAGAAACGAAAAAGATATAAACAATGTTTTTGCGGAACGAGATGGTTCCGAGATATATCTTGGCATTAAAAAAGGCAATGAACCTAAAGCTACGACTTTAAAGGTATGGCATAAAGAAACGGGTAAATATGGAGTATTGGTTTGTATTCATAGCTGTATTAATGTAGAGGATGTAGCGCATGAGGCAGTTCATGTGGCGAGTTGTATTTTTGATGATTGCGGTATGGATATGGGATTTTACGGTGGAAAAGATGAGTGTTTCGCATATCTTGTTGGATTTGCCGCGGATTGTATCAATCAAGTAAGAATTAACAAGTTTAGAGAATAATATGGAATACGGAAAGAAAATTCAAGTTCACAACTTTGTGATGCTGAAATATAAAGTTGACAAAACATCTTTTATTAAAGTAGCTTCGGCGGCTGGTGATTGGTTTGTGTCGTATCGGGAGGATAATATTATGTACTTGACTCTTGATCTGGCCAAAGAGGAGGAGTATGAGGCCTTATACAATGTATTTACGGGTATTTATGGAACATGTAATATAGTGGATCCGGATTTTACCAAAGAGGTATTTGATGCCATGAATAGACATTTCGAGAATTTAAATGGTAGTCGTCCGGCCGTTTCGGATGAGGATGATTCTAGGGTTTTAGAGGAAGATCGCAGGTTGAATGAGATAAAGGACTTGGGATGAGGTTATGGGCGAGATAGTAACCATAGAACTTGGAGATGGCAGAAAAATAGGCGCAATGAGGCAAATTTATTTCGATCATTTAAAAATGCGGGGAGAAGTTAGGTTTCTAGGGTTTGATGGATACTATTACTATATAGATAGGGACATCATAAGTATTAATGAGGAAATGGTAAGATGTAATACCCAAGACTTGCTTTGACAATTTTTGTCCGACAATAAACTAACTGTCAGAACAAGTCTTGGGTATTAAACATAAATATTTAAAGATTGTTGTTTTTCCTCTTATTCGTTAGAAACAAGGAGCACTTGTTACATGTGAGCGGAAGGTAGTAATGTACGGTAGTATCTTCCTCTTCCACTACCTCCTTTTTCATTTGTTGCAAATCGGCGATGAGCTTGGTGGTGTCCAGCCATTCCTTGGATCCTACCTTCATCCTTGACTTGGCTATGATCAATCCCTTCAGAGTCTCTTCCTTGGTAGCCATGGACAAGGCGTCATCCATGGAGATGTCATCGTCGTTTTCCTCATGCGTATCTCGCCTTTCTTTTCTCTTCCCTGATGATTCCATATATTTGGAGAAGTCCGGGTTGTTGACCACGGAACGCATTTGCGACTTTATATAACTATCGGACAAGGTCATGTTATATCCGAAAGCTGCGATATAAGCGTCGTTGTCCTTCCATCCTGATAGCATGAGGTCGGCGAATATCTTTTCCTCTATTGATATCTTCGCTTTTTTAATCTCTGTTTTTATGCCTCTTGAATAATCCATAGATTCATTATTTTATGATTATACGAATACGAAATAGCACCGGCAGTTTATATGCCATTGATATTTATAGTCTTGTATTGGGTGAAAACCTACCATGTCATCGCATATCGCACACGGGTACGAGCTACCCCGGAATGAGTAAAATCCCATAGCCCCATTTCTCAATGCCTGATCTCCATACCACCACATCCATGCTAGCCCTATGTCGTTTCTGGATAGTGTGGTAATTAAATTATATGCCGAATTGCTTTTGCCAACTCCGTAGCTCATGCCCTTTGTCTCTATACGAGTAGCGGACAAGCCCTTTCCGAATGAATCTTTGATATCCGGGTTGTTGTAAGGCGCTGAAAGACTTCTCTGGATGGCGGATAATGTATCTTCGCCGGTTTTACCTAAGAATATACCGGCAGCTATCGCCGCCTCTAGTTCGAATTTATACCTATTGGCGTATTCATTTACCCTTTGCTTGAAAGTCTTGCCATATCTTTCAGCGTTCAAGAACGTAAGAATGGCGCCTTTATCTTCTTCCCGGTTATATACGGACAATATTTCTGTTGCGTAGATAATATTATCCTTTAATTCACGGATAATCTCATCTACCTCTTCCTTTAAAGACTCATTAGAGCTGAACCGGAACAATCTAGGGGAGATATTGTATTTTTGGGATACAGCGATTATCTTGCGTGCCGCCTCTATCATGTATTCCTCAATATTATTCTTAACGCTGATTTCCGCTTCAATTCTTGTTTGAAGGAATCGCTTAGCTTCCTGTATTTGATCCCCTGTTGGCATTCGCTAATTCTATTTGACTTAGTAAATCGTTTTGTTGCTCCTCTTTAGCCTCCCTTACAATCCTTTCCCATTCGCCTGTGACGGAATACATGGGTATACGTTCGGACGCTGTTTGTCTTGATATGAATCCATTTTGTACGGCGGAGGCCAGATCAGCGACCATGGCGGATTCATTCACGTGGATATATGGCTTGATCCACCAGTTTATAGGCAGGTTGATAAAATCTATGGATTTCTCCTTTTCAACCCCGAATCCATACGTGAATATTTTTACCATGTCATCAAGGAATGGCTGATATTCCGCAGAGTCAATCATCGCTTTCTCATAAGCCGGGGAATATAGTATCTTCAACGCCGCCGCCGGAAGGTCGCCGGACTTTAACTCCGGTGGGATTACGGCGAATGATTGCTCATATATCATTTTATATAATGTATCGAGCTGCTTGACGAATGACTCGGACGCGTCCGGTTGCGACAAGAACGATGCCTTGTCTTCCGGGCCTCCGGTGATTATCTTTACGGATCCGTTCAAGTCGTGTTGCATGGCCATGGATTCTGATCCTTCGCCTTGCAAGTACATGATGGGAAACCCGAACGCTTGATTGTTCTGGGCCATCTGGGAAAACGACATCTCATAACCGTCGCATGCGTCTTGTGAGGGGCTCCAGCATGCCCCGTCCTCATCCCGTCGATAAGCGACTGGAAGGAAAGGGAAACCATGAATGGATTTATCCACCAACTCATATCCATCGATCCCAAATATCCCCAATATTCTATTTATAGCCCCTTTAGCTCCTTTATTGGCCCGTTTATAGCGATACAGTGCCGTGTTGTCCAATACTTCCAACCACTCGATAATACGATTCCCTAGATCGTCATAATCGTAGTATGAACGAGCGAAAAGATTCATCTTGTTCGTTATAGGATCATAATGTGGATAAAGGGTATCCCCGTTCTGGTACGATAAGGTTTTGTATCCGAACTTACCGTCCCTCAAATATCCGACTATGGCGGCGTCCCCTGTTATTTTTGTTGATTTTACGGCCTCGAAGAAAGCTATCTCCATGTTTTTCTTCAACCATCCCTCTTTAAATAAAAGGAAATCCTTTATATCTTTCTCTGAAGGCTTGTCTTTGGTTAATTCGAATTGTATGTCATTACCGCACAAATGGACTGTTTGTTTAACCGTTATTATTTGCTGGAAGGCGAATGAATAACGAGGGACAAGCTCTTTATATATACGTCTGCTGGTCTTGCCCGTGGGTTCTCCATTCTCGTCAAGGACGGGCTCTTCCTCCATCCTGTAAATATCCGGATAAACCTCGTGGTCATTGATGACGTGACCGGACGGATAGTATTCCCTCATGAAATCTGATTGGGTTACCATCGTGTAGTAACAAGAGTCGTTCTGCGAGAGCGGCTCATTGCCCGCCATGAATGTCCCATGTCTCATGTAACCTTCGGGCCTAATCCTTTTCCAAGGTCTTTTCGTCTTGATATCTCTCTTATTCATATTTATAAGGGTTTATAGGATACGTATCTAAGCATCCCTTTAGGTTTGAAAATCTTTTTTTTGTTGATCTCGAAATACATGCGGTAGATAAGCGATTCGAAAAAGTCGGGAGAATAACCTACCGCCTTTATCATCCCGTCTTTGTTTATAAGCTCGAACCCGCCGATATTGGAGTTGTCCTTGTGCCGTATACACTTGCGTTCTTTCATCAGGATATCCTTTAGCGGCACTTTTTGATACTTCCCCTTTTTGCCGGAGAACTTTAAATCAAGCAATCTAGGCTCAATGGATATCTTGCCGTCCTGTATATAGTGCGCCAGCATCTCGGCGCATTGCGACTTCACGTTTTTATATGATTTCTCGAACTGTCTCTCCGGTTTTTGTGTCCCCGTAAATTTGACGGCTCTTTTCACGTGCCCTGATATAGCTTGCCCTACCCCCCAGTAATCATATATGACGTTCTCCTCCCGAACGCCCCATTCATCTAGCTTCGCCTTGAACAAGGTTTCCGTACTGGCGGAGTTTTCTCGCATGACAAACACGTCTTTGATATGCAAGTCTATCCATAACCACATAACGCAGAAATCCCCACCTTCAAAAGCGATATCCGCTGATACGTAACGGATACCTTTCTCTATTTGGGCCGGAGCGCTATAAAATAGATCCATGTCCGACATCTTTATAAGATCATCCCCTGTGGCCTTGAAATTCCAGTTACCTTCTAGATCCCTCGCTCTTTGTTCCTCGTTTTGCTGTGACAGATTGGCCGCGTAATTAGGGTCAGAGGCTATTAGTTTTATATTCTCCTCAAGCCTTCCCTGTATAAATGTCACGGATTTGACATACATTGTCACTTTATTGAAACCTAATTCCTCATAAGCGTCTTTCCATAAGGGATCAATAATGTGCTTACATTGGTTATAGACCTCCTCCGGAGTGTCACCCCAATATATGGAATCAGGGGAATCTCCTTCCATGAAGCAATACCTCATGATACCGTCACGCTCATCGATAGGCAGTCCGTCTTCCCCGATCCACCAGTCTATGAACTTTCTTACCCAGCTATCTGGATCAGGGTTACATGTCCCGTAAAACCTGTTTCTTATCCCGTAAGCGTTACGATTGCATGTTATCAGGTATTTGAATTTCTCATATGAGCAGTGTGTTATCTCATCAATACCTATGAATGAATATTGTTTTCCCTGAAATCTCTTCTTGAAGTCGTCGTACGAGTCTGCTAGATATGAGAATTTCAATTTGCCGCCATTCTTGAAATACCACGTCATGTCGCTGATGGACTTATTATATTGCCCCATCTGCCCATATAATATATATGATGTATTGATCAAGTCAAGTAGGTCATCCTTCTCGTTTCTGAGCAAAATGGAATTGTAATATGGGTTGTAGATATCTTTTAATGATTCCATTAGCAAGGAGAAGCTTTTTGATCCACCACGCGACCCTCCAAAGATGGTAATATCGGAAGAGGAAGCTAGGAACTTTTCTTGGCAGCCTCTTTGAGCGATTATTTTTAGAGGGTTCGCTTTCTTCCTATCAGACACACGAAGCGCTTCAATATACTCATAAGAATATACATGATCGCCAGAATCCGTTTTTATATCTTTCTCTAGTATCTCCATCACGAATAAAAAAGGCCGACAGGACATTATTTGAATGTCTTATCGGCCCTCTAGGAACTCTATTGCTTGTATACCGCAAATATATAAATAAAATCTATTTATATTGTTGTTTATATAGATAATATCTATTATATTTGCGCAATAACATAAATGTGTATGCTTAAAATATCGACAAGGATAGATGACACGGAACCGGAAAGGCAGACCATGATGGTAGAATGCCCGTATTGTGGAAGAAAGATGGTAGACGTGCAATACGTTTCCGGAGTGACGCTATTGAGAATCAAATGTACACGATGCAAGCATTATGTGAAAATAAATATGACAGAATAAGGGAGTATTAGAATTTAGGTACTTCTTTTATTAAATAAAGAGCTTCATAGAGAGCCGATTGTAGCGATTAATCTCGTTACGGTCGGCTCTTTTTGTTTATAAACAATTGAAAAATGGAAAAAGAGACCCTTTTGACAGGATTAAAAAAAATGCTCGGAGAACCCGGAGCAAATGGATACTTCGGAGACACCGGAGTGACAGCTAGGACGCTTGACGCTTACGTTGACGCCCTTTTGCCGACAATCTCGTCTGATGACACTGTGAACGACTTGTTTTATCAGTCTCATGCGAATGTAGTCAAGGCGATGGGTGGACAAATGCGCCACGAGCAAGCTGAATTCGTGAAGAACTACAAGCCCCAAGGCGGTGGAAATGGATCTGATGCCGCCTCTCAAAACCAGTCCCCCGCAAACAGCGGTGGTGATGATTTGTTGAAACGGCTTGAGGCTATCGAGAAGGAACGTGAGCTTGAAAGGAAGACCTCCATTGAAAAGAGCTTACGTGAGAGAGTTATTAATAAAGCTAGCGGGTTGAATGTGTCAAACAAGGCGTTATGGGAAGATGTGGCTAACCTCGTCCCTATTACTGAGGACATGGATGAATCCAAACTGGAGGAAGAGACAAAACGCTTGTACGAGTCAAAACTTAAGGCTTACAGCGGAGATGGGGCTACACCGTACAGAGGCGCAGGAGGAAGCGGAGGCTCGGAAAATACGTCAAAGGCTTTGGATGATTTCTTCGCCAAGAAAGCGCAAGAAGACAAATTCCCCTCAAATTCTAAAAACAATTAAAAATGGGAACATTAGGAAACACTTTTGGCAGAGGGCAAAAAGAATATGGTTCCGGGAAAAATATCTGGCATGAGGTGAGAGGTTCATTCCCTGTCGGGGGAAGCATCTCCAATATTTCGGATTTTAAGGGCAAAGTTATCCCCGCCGGATCCATGTGTGTGCTTGATCAATCGGCTCACACGATTAAAATAGTAAAAGCGTCCGAGATAAAGACGGCATCGCAATCAGAGGCTACGGTAGAGCCAAAAACGATCAAAGGGCTTTTGTATCACGATGTATACGTGGAGAATGATACTACATACGCCACGGGCAATGTCGTGTTCTCGGGGGAGATTTACGCCGATCGTCTAGCGGAAGAGGTTCCGGATGAGGTATGGGCCGTTCTTCCTATGATCGTACCTATTCATGAATCATAAAAGGAGGTGAGAGATGAGAAACATGGTATCTAATTATTACGATCTAATGACATTCGGGTTGGGAGGGGCTACTTTCCAGCAATTTGTCGATCGTTTCTTGGAGAAATATAATTCTCCTCAGACTGACGGATTCACTTGGGATCCGGAAATCCAGTTGGATTATACATACGAGCAGTTGCTATCGTCACTTAATATCGCCACGCTCCCTGTCTATGTGGACGAGGCATCCGAGGGTTTGGACAAGTCATTCGGTGAGTTCAAGATAGGCTCCAATAAGATCCCTACCCAGAAACATCGTTATCCTATCAGCGCAAAGATGATGCGCGAGAAAATGTTGATGGTTCAGCGTTTCGGAGACGCAGCTTTAAACTCAAGCACTCAGGAAGCGTTGATGGATATGTTGTTCACGAGTACGGACAACTTGCTTATGGGTAACAGGAACGCTTTGACCCATCAGCGTATGCGTGTCGTGTCCACGGGACAGTTCACTATCGGAGTCGATAACAACCCTCGTGGTATTAACGGTTTGACATTCGATTTTGGTGTCCCGGCAGCGAACAAGGAGACTTTATCCGGCGAGAACAGATGGTGGAAAACAAATGCGCATACAACGGCGAACGAGGGTAGCGCTTCCGATCCCCTGTTGTTCTTGAAAAACAAAGTGAAAGATATGCGTAAAAAAGGCTTTCCTGTAGGTCATTTTGAAATAGCCTCGGACTTGCTGGACGACTTGTTGACTCATAGCAAGGTGTTGAGCAGGATCGGGTTAGCCCTCTATCCTAGCGCCGCTGGTGCTAGTGATCCTGATGCGGTGGCATCGCAGTATGCTCAAAATATGACGGATGAAGGCAAACTGGACGCTATCAGACGCATTATTGGCGCATCTCTTATTCCTCGTGACAGCATTGCCGCCGTGGACAAGTTCGACAGTGACACGAAAGCCTTGAAAACGGAGACTATCGAGAACTTCAACCCATTGAATGTCTCTTTCGTGCCGGATGGTCAGGTAGGTACGATCAAGAGCGTTCAGCCAATGGTGTTCACTGACGATCCTACCCAGAGAATCGCTTGGTTTGACGATGGCAGGACGTTGTTGACACAGCGTTTTGAGTCAAAAACGAAGTCTATGTACGTGGAAAGCGAGATGGCCGTCTTGTGTGTCCCGAACATGCCTCAGTATATGTGCGTTTATACGGTAACAGCTTAGAGGTATGACTTGTTATTCTCTAAATACCGAGCGAACGGCCGAACAGTATGTTCGTGGTGTGGTTAATATGGAATTAGGTGATGAGATAATCGCCAATATTCTTTTAGACCGTCATGTATCACCGGATTATCTGGCCTCAGATTTAGATCTGAGAACCAAGATGCTGTTGAAGGCGGATGTCTATATGGCCTGTTCTGTCATGCCAAGCGTCGCCGTCAGCGTAGATGACGCCGATGGAAATTGGAGACATAAAGAAGGGGGTGGTCAGATATCCGAGACGGACAAGAGAAGATGGTCCGCTATCGCTAATAACATATACGCTCGGTATGGAGAGATCAGCCATGCTTCAAGCGGGCCTCGTGTGCGTGCCAGAGGCATGAGAATATGGAGGAGCTACTATGAGGGGCAATAATCCAAGATATCCGCATACTTGCGTGATTTACCGGATAAAAGGGGCGACCCAGTTCTCGGAGGGGGAGAAGGTATCTCTATATGAGGGTGAATGCCGGAAAGAGAGCAACACCTCGATACGCAATTTCTATTCCGATAATGTCCCTAAAACGGATTATCGGGTCTCGATGCCCGGATTCGTTGAAGGGATATTGCCCGGGGACATGATCGACGTGAGGGATCGGGTAAGTTTGTGGACGGGCATTCTTATAACAGACGTGAACATTTCCAATTTCGGGACGGAAGTATTTTTCAACATCTCTAAGAATTAAGGATATGGATAACAGCAAGGTTTTAAACGAGGGCTTGAAGAAAGCGAAACGGATTATTAATGATTATTTGTATTCCGCTATTGAGCGTTCGTGTTCCAAGCTGATAGATCATGCCTTGAAAGAAAGAGAATATGATGGCTTTACAGGTAATACTCAAACTTCATATGCTTGTGGTATTTACTATAATGGCGGATTGATTGGGATGGTGATTTCCGGTAATACGATGCGTAAACCTGTACGTATTAAAATTCGAAAAGGAGAACGTGTTTATTTGAGTAATCCATATGAAGGAAAAGCTCGAATTGTCGTGGGGAAAGTGGATGTAAGTGGAGAATTCGGTGCTGATTCAGCGGCTGATTTTCTATCTTCTTACAGACCGTTTATAACTAAAGGTTTTTCTATAGTTATGACTACCGGCACGGAATACTCCGAATATCTAGAAAACGTGAGGAACTTGAATGTGCTGACAGACACATCCAAATCAGGGAAGGACATTTTGTTGAAAGAATTAAAGCCCATGTCCACATGAAAGTTAGCCGTTTCTACATATCTCAAATCTTGGAGGAAGTTTGCTCCTTGTTATCCGATGTCAGTAAGAACGTATCTGCTAGCAATCGTAAGTCTGCGAGTCAAAAGCAGATGCAGGACTTTATCGTTGTCTCTCTCCCTGTTAACGTCCCTGATAGCAATGTCATGCAAGATACGACTATCCGCTTTGACTTAGCCGCTAGGAACATACAAAACGGATTGGAGAACACATCCAAATTGCAAAAGATGCTCGACTCTGTTATATCATATTTCCCGATAAAATCAGGAAGCGGCAGGTTCTCTGTTACCGATCCTGTTGTCGTACTAAAAGGTGATGACGGGATCGGATTCTCTCATTGGCTTATTAACGCTGAATTGCGAATAAATCAAACTGATTCATATAAGTATTAACAATAAAAGATAAAAGACATGGCAAAAATAACCGTTACCAATCAATTAAGTGCGCTAAGGGCCGTCTTTAACAAGATGGACGAGGTGTATTATAGCAAGACTCCCTTGACCGTGGCAAAATTAGCCTCGGCCATTACTGTCGAGATGGAACTTCCCGTATTGTCCGATGGCGTGACATTTAATACGGGAGAACCGGAGACCACGGAAATCAAATTGACTACCGGGGCTAACTGGGTGACACGAACGGAAAAGGGCGATTCGGATATATCCCTTCAGGTGGCCAGCTTAAAAGGGGTTATCAACGACCTGTTCATGGATAAAAAAGAGGGTATCGTATCTACCAGCAATTTGGCGGAGGATGAGAATTATTCCGGTGCAGCGTATAGTATGGCTCCCAAGAAAATTTCCGGCGCTCTTATCATGATGAGTGACAACAAGGATGTCATCGTGATCTTGCCAAGCATTGAGATGTATGGGAGCCTTGTCGTAGCGGATGGCGATAACCCCGCTTATTTCAATGTAACCGTAACCCCTTTGGAGAACGAGGACGGCTCCGATATTTTCATTTTGGAGAAAGAGGCAGATTAAAAAATTAATGGGCTGTCTTAAACCCAAGACGGCCCTTATTCATAATCCTATTTTTTATGGCAGGGAAACTAATAGAGCCTTCAAGAAAGGATGAGCGGGCGATGCAAGAGGTCAGGACGGCCTCCAAGAGTACGATACGGTGGGGACGGATAAACTTCAAGATTGGATGGATGCGCCCTTATACGTTGGAGAAGATCACCGACGTGGCCTTGAACTGTAAAAACGACAATGAGGTTCCGGCCAAGACGGCGGCCTTGATCCTTTTGAATGGTTTAATGTCTATTGTATTGTTTTATCGTATACTATGGAGAGTTCTTTATCATTATGTACCATCGGAGGTTCTAGCGGCCATCATTACGGAAGGTAAAAAAAAAGAAGCGTCGCTCATACAGGACTATTGGATGTGTATCATATTAGCGACCGCGATGAGAGACTCGAAGATGAATATGAAGAAGGAGGAAGCCGATCGTATCCTTCTCGAACAGCGTACGGAGAAGCATGGACAATAGGTGAGAAGCACCCTAATTTAATGGCTTCTCGGTCTTTCTTTTTCGGGCTTTTTACCATTCCCATGTATGAGTACAGATGTGTCCTTTCTTGCGCTCAGATAGAGCTTCTTACTATAGACAAGCCTGTAATAAATTACGGGATGGATAAAGGAGGGAAGAGAGATAAGAGAGGTCTTGACTCTAAGCGTCCAAGCAAGAGACAAGTGATCAAAAAAACAAAAGAATGGGAAGATAAATATAAGGATGGATCAAAACCTGTAATCGATCTTTCCCGGTTTATAATAAAAAAGTAGCGCATATGGGAAACCTTGGTAAACTATGGTTTGAACTTGGATTAAAAGATAAAACCGATAAGGATATAGCGGAAATCCGTAAAGGTATTGAAAAACGTCTGAAGGACTTGAACGTAGACGTGGGGCTGGATAGAAATGCCTTGAGAAATTCTATAGAGAACGCTTTAAGAGGGCAACAGTTTAAGATTGATGTCGTCGTGGATAAGGCTAATACCACTAAACTTATTCAAGACGCAATTGCCAAGGCCGGGATAAATACGAATGTCTCCGCAAGTGATGTTCGTGCTAAACGGATCGAGGAGATAAACAAGCGCATCCAGAACTCATATGATGAAAGCCGGGAAAAGATTAAAAAACTACAAGAGCAAGTTAGAAAGCTGCGAGGGGAGTATAGTAATACGTCCTCTTCCGCAAGTAAGTACGCAGGATCCCTTGGAGGAATAACCAAGAATATGCGTACGCAATTCAATCTAGCTACTCAACTCCGCAATCAGTTGGCGAATATATATTCCGTATATGCGGCAGAAAGATTCTTGACTCAAATAATCGAGATAGGCGGAGAGTTCCAGAAGCAGCGTGTGGCGTTACAGACCATGTTCCAAGACGCTACCAAGGCCGATGTCTTGTTTGGGCAGATCAAAGAACTGGCGGTCGTTTCCCCTTTTGAGTTCAAGGAACTCGCCGGATATACAAAACAGCTTGCCGCCTTTAATATCCCTTATGAGGAGATGTATGATACGACAAAACGCTTAGCGGATATCTCCGCCGGCGTAGGCGTGGATATGGGGCGTATCATCCTAGCTTATGGACAGGTGCGATCCGCCGAGTTCTTGAAAGGGACAGAGTTGCGTCAGTTCACGGAGGCCGGTATTCCGTTGTTGGAGCAACTAAGAAAAAAGTTTGAGGAGCTGGGTGAAACCGGAATAACAGTAGGAGATGTCTTTGATAAAATATCCAGAAGAGAGGTCTCTTTCCAGATGGTTAAAGATGTGCTCTGGGACTTGACGAATGAAGGAGGCCAGTTCTATAATATGCAAGGTGCTCTTGCTGATACGCTTGCCGGTAAGTTGTCAAACCTTCGTGACGCTTACGATGTGATGCTCGCTGATATAGCCGAAAGCAATAACAGCACGTTGGGCAGTGGGCTTGATTTGATAACGGATATGATGTCGAAATGGGAAGAATATTCAAAAACTATATTAGTCTTAATAGGAACTTTAGGAACATACAAAACTTCAATTATTCTTTTATCTACGGCACATAAATTGTTGAATAAGTCACTATTGATATCTAAGATATTGACTTTTATTGAGGCTATGAAAGGGCTGACAATTGCTACTAAAGCTCAGATTGTAGCATCCAAAGGGCTGAATTTGGTTCTTAATGCGATTAAGGCTAACCCGATAGTTGCAATAGCAACAACTCTTGCCGCTGCCGCCGGAACTCTTTTATTGTTTAACGACGGAGCAAAATCAACGGATGAAATTATTTCTGATTTGAATGAATCGTTTGGGGGATTGCAGAAGAATTTTGAAAAAATGGAACATATTGATAAACTCATAGAAGAGTATTCTGCACTATCTTCAAAACAGAAAAAAACAACGGAAGAAACTGAAAAATTAAAAAACATAACCAAAGTTTTGACAGATGAGTTTGGTGGAGCTGTCATTGCTACAGATAAATATGGAAAGTCTATAGGGTTGCTTGTTAACAATATGAATGCACTTAATCTTAAAAGGCGAGATAATATTATTGAAGGGACTGCTGTTAGACTTGAAGAGGCTGAGGATCGGCTTGCTCAAGTTTATAAAAATATAGAATTTTATAATGCACAAATCAGAAGCGGGGCTGGAAGAGTGTTTATAGGAAGAGGGGTAGACGGTAAAATTATGCGAGGGTTTATCACAGAAGAAGATATTGACACTTTAAAAAAACAAAGAGAGGAAGCTGAATATGAAGCTAATCAACTTGAGGAAACAATAAAGATTCATAAGGAAAATATAAATAAATTGTTAGGAATAGGGGTTAATACATCTAAAGCAAAAAAAGATTTGTCTGATTGGCGAAAAGCAATTAATGACTTTGTTTCCGGGAACGCCAGTTTGAAAAACATTGCCCCCAAAGAGGCTGAGGAATATGCTGATTGGCTCAAACGATTCAAGGAAGAATTAAGTGAAGCGAAAGACGAATTAGCCAAAAAAGAGAAAACAACAGGTCTATTCTCGGAGGATGATATAAAGGCGGACAAGAGGCGTATCCAAGAGCTTCAATCGGTTGTTGACAAGTTCAATATATCCGTGAGTGGCAAGGAAAAGGGTAAAGATCCTATAGCCGAGAAATTTCAGGAGCAAGTTCGTCTGATAAAAGAAGCGATGGACACATATAATAAATACGTTTCATTGCTTGGAAAGGAGGGCGCCACGAAGGCGGTAAACGAAGACACCCGTTTCGCCGGCTTGAATTTTGATCCCGATAAATTCAAGGAGTCTCTGAAGAATGTCCAGTCTGAGTTGCAAAAGGTAATGGGAGATAACAAGGATCGGATCAAGGTCAACAAGGAGATTGAGAAGATGTACACGGATATCGATCTGGATAGCATCAAACGTAGCTCCTCGGAGGCCATGGAGGTTATTCGCAGACAAGTAGAGGAGAGTACGAGAAAATGGAACCTGTATAAACAGATATTTGATATAACAGGGGACAAGCAGGCATCGTTAAAGGTAGCTTTTGGCATGGATGCGTCTTCTATGAACGGCATAACCACCCAAGTGGATTATTTAAAGAATGTTTTATTAGAGAAAACAGGGAAGACATATGAGGAACTAAGCGATTTATCAGAAAACAAGCTGAAGGAAATGTTAGGTGACACCAGCGGTATAGCGAAGGAAATCGTTGATAAGATAAGGGAAGCCACGAGGAGCGGCTCGGAGGCGGTTATCCAAGATGCCTTGACCATGGTGCAGAAATACGCTGACGCTAACGAGAAGATAAAGGCGCTCGAGAATAAGAGAGAGGACATGTTATCCAATCTCAGGAATACCGATTATTATAAGTCCCTGTCAGAGGAGGGACAAAAGACTTTGGACGCAGGGGTCATTAAAGAATATGCCCAGCAGATTCAATCTTTACGGGAAGAGTCTATCAAGCTATCTCCCATATGGCAGAAGCTGTTCGGGGATACCGCCGCTCTTGGTTATTCCAATATGAGAAAAGTCGTATCTGAGGCTAAAAAGATGATGGATACGGTGGAAGAAATCAAGAATCCTAAAACCGGGGAATCCCAATATGTCCTATCCTATAAGGATGAGAATGATGACATAAAGAAGACTACCGTTTCCTTGGAGACGTATTTGAGATTAGTGAAGCAAGTCTCTCAGGAAGAAAGAAAGCTGAATAAACAAAATCCCTTTCAAGGAATCAAGGACAGTCTTGATGAATATAATAAGGCCCTAAAGGAAGGAAATGAGGAAGAGAAGAAAGAGGCTTTGTCCTCTTTAGGGCAGTACGCCAATGATGCGGCTCAAATGATCAAGGAGGTTACTGACGCTTGGTCTGGTATGTTTGACTCTTTAGGGAACGAGGGAGTATCCGACACCTTATCTTTTGCTGGAGACATGTTAGGTGAGCTTGGAAGTCTAACTCAAGGATTGACCAGTGGAAACCCGATACAAATGGCTGCGTCCGCTCTTTCCTTTATCCCGAATATTGTAGGCAAGATAGCGCAATTCCATGACAGGAGGCTGGATAGGGCGATTAAAAGATCCCAGTTGGAGGTGCAAAAGCTACAAAACGCCTATACAAATTTGCAAAAGGAAATTGAAAGGCAGTTGGGAGAGGCTTCAGAGAAACAAACGGATGAAATGGTTCGAAACCTTCAACGCCAGAGGGAAGAGATTGAGAGGCAGATGCTAGCCGAGGAGGATAAGAAAAAAACGGATCAATCAAAAATAGAGGATTATAAACAGCAGATAGCTGAGCTTGACGATCAACTGAGATATTTCTATGAGGATTTAGCGAAAGACTTGTACGATATAGACCTGAAAGACTGGGCCGGTAGCATCGCTGATTCTCTGGTTGACGCATTCGCCTCTGGGGAGGATGCGGCGGAAGCCTTTGACAAGACCGTAGCTGATATAATGAAGAATGTTTTGAAAAATATACTTCAAACCCAATACATAGAGACCGCCATGAGTTCCCTGAGAGAGTATTTGTTTGGTAAGGATGGGAAAGGCGGGATTTTGGGCGACGGGACAATGTCTGGAAGCGATATGTCAGGCCTTGTCACGGAATTATCCGGGTTGAGAGATGTCATAGGGCAAAGCCAGAAGGTTTGGGAGTATTTGAATGAGGCGGCAGAGAAGGCAGGGATAACCCTTACCGATACGACTGGTGACAGTGATAAGAAAGGTCTTTCGGCAAGCATCAAAGGAGTGACAGAGGACACGGCAAACTTATTAGGTAGTTATCTGAACGCTATCCGTCATGACGTGAGCGTAAAACGCAACTTGTTGGAGAATATCGCAGGGAACTTATTACCTACGATGAGCATTACGGCGCAAGCGCAGCTGCAACAGCTTAACGCCATTGCCGCCAACACGAAAGCAAATGCAGATGCGGCGATTGAGATACAGAAGAGCTCAACCGTAATACAAAACGCTTTATCAAGCGTGATCGTACAAGGAAAGGGCGGGAAAGCTGTAAGAATTCAATAATATATAATCATGGATACTGATAAATTATTTAGCGAACTTGCCGATTTAGGGGTTTGTTCCAGCGGCAGGAGATTGTGGGGAAGAAGCAATAAGGATGTTGATATGATCATCAAGGTCTGGAAGCGATGGCCAGAGTATTTCATGGAACACTCCACTCCGGCGTTGGAGATCGTAAGACGTTATTTCGCCTCCGAGCAGGATTTGAAAAAACTGGAAGACAACCGGATTTTTTTAGATCGTCAGATCAATGCCGAACTAGGATCGGAAGACTCCGTATTTGTCATTGGAGATTCTTCCGGGGTGATTAAGATAAAGGATTGGGCTACGGTTAAATTATACTGTTTCAATAACGCTAGCATTAATATGGAATGCGGGTTACATTCTTACGTGAACGTGGAATGCTATGACCAATCTAGATTATCTGTCTTGTCCAACAATGGCACGTGTACGGTTTACGCCTATGACGATAGCTTTATTGATACCCCATGTGAACTGGTGAGGGTAATTCGCAAAGTTATGATTCGTGGGCAGGTATTTAATGGAGAGGAGATATATTGAAGTCTTTGGATTATTTTTATTATAGATAAAATCTATATTATATTTGATTGATATAGATTTTATCTATATAATGTAGGCATCTGATCTTGAACCATCACCGACAAAGCGGCTGGATTTGATTCTGTCGCTTTTTATCGTTTCGTAACTAGGGATTACCTGTAAGGGGATAAAAAAGCCCGGATGACCGGGCTAGATATTGTAGAAATGTTTTTAAAAATCTGGATGGTTTTTCATATACTCATCTATTGCGTCAAGATCTTTTTTCTGTTGTTCGCTTCCATTATATGTAGATGAGCCTTGTTTTCTTCTTAGCCTATTTTGTCTTTCTTGTCTTTCTCTATCTGCTGTTTTATCCATACCATTATCTCTTAGTATTTTTTCACGTTAGACTGATCGCCAATACTCATCGTCATATTTTCTTGATGTATCATTTTTGTGCAAGAGCTACAATCTTTGTATATAGAAAATAGTATGATAGTGATAAGTACAATTATCTTCATTAAATATCCTATATATTTAGACTCATAAGTTCTATATTCATATTCACTATTCGACATAATCTTTTTTTGCCGAAAAAATCAAATATGTTTCGTATTTATTTTTTTTGATTACCAATTATTACCTCTACGTGTTTATTATTTACTTATGTTGTTTTGAGAGGAAAACAATATGGATTTTTGAGTAGAGAATTCTTCTTCCGTTAAAAGTCCTTTTTCCCTCAATTCGGATAGCTTAGTCAATTGGTCTATAATGGATGAAGACTCATTGTGTTCTTGTTTTTTTCTTTATTAGATTCATTTGAAACTTCATCTATAATAACAGACAACAGTGATGCTATATTTTTTGCATCAGAAAGACCTTGCCTATATTTATAGGCATCCATACTATTGACACTTATTTCTTTTTCCCTTTTTATCGTCATTGTTTTTGCATCAAAACAATTGATTTCCAAAGAGGGAAGATCAATATCTCTAAGCCCAATAACGACTTTAACACAAGATACTTTTTTATTTGCAGTTGTATTTCCGGACAATCCTCCAACGATCATTCCTGCGCCACCAGCTATAGCTCCACCCAATAATGCCCCTCCTGCTGTTCTCAATATCGATTTTGAAGATATAATAGTACTATCTTCTATTAGCTGTACTGAAATTATTTTTGAATATTCAAAAATAATTTTTGAGTTTTCTGTTAAATACAATACTTTTTTATTTGTGTTATCTATCGAAAACTGATACAAATTATCAACTCCACTTATTGTCTTTGATGGATGAAAATTGTCTGTATTGTTAATTTGGGATGCTATTGATTTTCCTCTTTCCTCTATTTTCTTATTATTGGATGATGCCATTATTAATCCTATAATAAATACGGCAACAAAAATAAGGGATATTATTGCAATAGTGCTCCCTACTTCGCTTTGGATATAAGCGAAAACAAAGAGAAGAAAAAATACAAGAAACAACTTAAATGTAAATTTAGCCATAACTACAATAATTTATACTAACAACAAATTTAGAAATTCTATTTATATTATATTGGACGTTATTAATGTTTTATAACATCATTCCACCTTTATCTTCAATGGATGCCCGCAGTTAGGACATTTATACCCACCATCGGTCTCTTTTTGTACTTCGGAAGGGGAGGCGAAGAGTTGCCACATGGGGACTTTTAAGGCAGAAGCGATCTTCTCTAATGTAGAGGTTGTTACAGAGGACGCATTTAATGTTTGCTTTATTGATTGATGGGATACACCTAACATATCAGCTAAATCTTGCTGTGTTATACCTCTCTCTTTGAGTATTTCTTTGATTCTCATACAATGTAAGTTTTTTAATTATGATACAAATATACATTGATCTAATTTATGTATAATATTTGATATGCTAAACAATGTTAATTGTATGCTGTTTGTATACTTATCGCTTTGATCTGTATAATAAATGATATACGATTTACATCGTCAAAATAAAATAACAGCACAATGGCAACACAGAAATACATATACATTAATAATATAAGGAATATGGAAACGATAGAAGTATTGAAGAACGTGCAAAGGCTTGGGGGATAAATCGAACGACGGGGAGAGGATCGGAAGTAGATGCCCCTCCGGTAATACGGCCGGAGGGTTTGGTGAAGTTATTTCAATGATAATTAAATGATTGCATGAAATAATAAGAAATAGGATGATTTTAGAATCTGATGGTCTTATTGTTTATCTATCTGAAATACATTGATATAGAGTGTTAATAAAATACATTATTTAGAATGGTTCTAAATTAATGCGATTTTAGGTACCGTTATCTGTCCTTATCTATCGTTATCTATCCGTTTTGTTTTGTGCTTAAAATAAGGATGTTGTTAGATTATTTTTTAATTATAAACTTTGCGTATGAGAACACCAGAATTAAGCGGGAATAAGTTCTCCGCTATAGAGCAAAAGGAAGTCTTGGTCAAGTTGATGGACTTTGACGGGGACAAGGAATTATGGATTCACTCGGAACTTGGTGGCAACACCATGACATTCGGGATGGAGGAAGCAAGGCGGTTAAGGGATTTCTTCAACAGTCTCGATCTAAGGGACTAGAAGGATGGCCTTGTCGGGGTTCGATTCCCCGGCCACTACAATCAGTCAAAGTAAATCCCCGAAAGCGGAAGTGACTGAGCCGCTAACGGGGATATAATTAGTAATTCAAACAAAATTAAAACAAAGGTATGAAAGATTTATCATTAAACAAAGAGACAATGAGTTCAATCGAAGTATCTGAACTTACAGGGAAACGTCATGATGCTATCTTGCGTGACATCAGAAACTTACTATGTCAAGGGGTAAACGCCCACAATTTTGTGGAGGTTGAATATGTAGATAAAAAGGGAGAAGCAAGGCCTTGTTTCGAACTAACTAAGAAAGGATGCCTGATACTTGCTTCTGGGTATGACGCTAAACTTCGTGAAAAAATTATCGATCGATGGGAAGAACTGGAACTGGACAAATCTCCGAAAACTTTATCCCCTGCCGAGATCATCCTCCAGCAATCTCGTCTTCTTGTTGAGAACGAGAGAAAGATAAGAGAGCTAGAGGCGACAACCGTTAAACTTCAAAACGATCTTGAAGAGGTGAATCAGAGAACCACTGCAAACCTTAATCAATCCACCATTGTCGCTTACGTTACTAGAAATAACATCAAGCTGGAAGTTACGAAATACGGTGCGATGGGACGAAAGGCTACATCTATTTGCAAGAAGCGAGGCATAGAGATCACCAAGATAAACGATGTTCGCTGGGGTATGGTAAGCGTTTATCCGGATAGCGTGCTGGACGAGGTGTTTAATAAGTAAATTTTTGTGACCAAATAATTATTCGAGGTACGGCGTAAGTACGTACGGCCAAGGCTTTAACCTATTGTGACTTGAAAATAATTGTGAAATATTAAAAGATTGATTGAATATGAAAGAGAATGAGATTAAAAGCATCGTCGTGAGAGCCGACGGTAACGAGATCAAGGTTGATCACGCTCATGAGTTGGTTATTGGTGACTTGACCATAACGCCGGAAATGATGGAATCGATAATGAGCATATCGGAATACACCTTCTCGGAGGATATTGGAGACATGATAGATACGCTCATCCGGTTGAGCTACGAAGACTCCCTTGATGACAATGAGACCATGAACAAGATAAGAACCATGTCTTGCGTGAGGGACTTCTTGATGGATATCGAGAAATCAAGACCAAAAGATTAATATATTGCATAGATATTATCTATATTGTTTTGTTGTGATATAAATATTATCTATATTTGCTTTCATAATAAACAAGAGCTTCGAAGAGAGCCTATGACATGATGGTTGATTCCATCCTGTTGTAGGTTCTCTTTTTTTGTTATGGGAACAGATAGAGATACACTGATATTTCAAAAGGCGAATGGATCGGAAACGAAGGATCTATACGCTGACTTTGGCGTCAAGACTACCAGCGTGCCATTATTCGTCCCTCTTGAGACAAAGGAGTTGCCTTCCCGTGACTGGAAGGATGAGGACGGAGAGGACGTTTATTTCCCGGACGTGGCTAAATTAAAAGCTTATGACATTGAGATATCCGTGGTTTATAAAGGTTCGCAAGGCTCTTTTATGGCCAAGCAAGAATCCCTGTTCAAATATATGACAACCAATGGCTCAGAGCTAAACATATACTCTCCCTACTCATATACAGGATGCAAGGGGGCTTACTTTAAAGGGTTCAGCGATTTTGATTTTACGAGCGATGTAAGGTTAGGGGATGTCGCTGAGTTTAAGATGAAATTTAGGGTGACCAAACCGGAGGAGCAATTTATCATTAGGTAGTATGGGGTGGATTGTTTACGATAAGACAGGTGAAATAAAACGTTGTACGATCAAGGAACTAGAGTATAACGGATCGTTTATGGGCGAAAGGACAATATCCTGTTCGTTCGAATCCCCAGTCGTGATAAATTTCGCTATAGGCGACTATTTGACTTATAGGGGAGAGGTTTTCTATTTATATTATACCCCTTCCCAAACGAAGAGCGCTTCTTCTGGCAGTGCTCAAGACGCCTTTGAGTATGATTTGGTATTCAATACGGTAGATGTAGAGTTACAAAATTGCCAGTTATTGGATTATGTCCCGTATGGCAATGATTATCATTACCAGCCTAGTCCGTCTTTCTCATTTGTAGGTACCGTCAAGACCTTTGCCGAGAGGATACAGGCGAACATGAACCGTGATTATCCGGGATGGACTATTGATGTCTATGAGGGCGTTGAGACCGAGGAAGCTGAAATACAGATAGACAATACCTCTTGCTGGAACGCCCTCGTGATGATCAATAAGGAGTTTGGGCTAAATTTTCTCGTTACCAAGAGAAGGGTGAGGATCGGATACCCGGAAGATTCCTTGAATCATACTTTTTATTACGGTAAGGATAACGGTTTATACCAGATAACTAGGAATGTCAATGCTGACGAGGCGATTGTCACTAGGTTGTATGCTTATGGAGGCGAACGCAATATACCTTCCGATTACAATAAGCGAGAATCAGATTTCTCCGGCAAGAGGAACTTGATGTTACCCGGTTATCTGGAGACAGGCAAGAGCTATATTGAATCGAAAAATATCTCCGCTTATGGGGTAAGGGAATACACCCAATTATTTGAGGATATCTATCCTTCTATAGCGGGTGTGGAGTTACCCGGTATAGGACGAATAGATGAGCTTGTCTCCGCTGAGCAAATAACAGAAGAAACAGAGACGTCGGGTTCTTTCAAGGTGACGATCAAGAACATCGGATTCAATATCAAAGATTACTTGACCTCTGAGACGGCGACGATATCAATGCGAAGCGGAAGTTTGATCGGTTACGAGTTCGAGATTGTGGAAGTGATTCAATTGGAGAACGGTAACTATGAGATAACGCTTAACAAATCCACGAGAGACAACTTCCAAGTCCCTAATGCCGGACAGAATCTATCAACGGGAGATCGTTTTATCTTGCTGAACATCAATATGCCAGATAAGTATGTGGAATATGCGGAAGATAAGCTATTAAATGCGGCTACTTCCTATCTGGCCGATCATGATCATGTGACCTATACTTACGATATAGGGGTGGATGAGATATACATGGCTCGAAACGGGAATCTACATGATTTGATCAGGGAAGGCATGAGGCTTCCGTTGTATGACGCTGATTTTGGAACAGATTATAGCATTATTATCCAGAGCTTATCCATAAAAGAAGGTGAGGATATCCCGGTTTATGAGATATCCCTTAGCGATAAACCTATCGCTAGTACGATTGATAAGATTTGGGAGGCCATTGACAACGTTCGGAATGAAGGATCCGTTTCTAAAGGTGGATATGTCATTGGGGGAGGATTATCGCCCGAAGAACTTAATAAGAAATATTTAAGGAAGGATGTCAATGACACGGCTCATGGTGAGATCATCTTCGACAAGAAGATAGGTTCCTCCATCTTCCTCGACGGCATGGACGGCAAGGGATGGGAGATCAAGGCCGACGGTCGTGCCATATTTGATGAGTCATGGTTCCGTGGGAATGTTTTATTCAAGAAACGAGTGGGGTCCCATACGTTTATATCGGGCTTCCCCAATGGCTTCGGCTGGGATATTGCGCCATACAAACGGGTTAACTCGGCAGGTGTAGAGGAGCAGAAATATCGTCTAGAGATAGACGATATAAATGTTAGAGGCAGTCTCAGGGTCTATGAGTTCATTGTCTCTCAGCTTCGTGGGGAAAATGACAACTTGATATTCTCCGGGATGATGAAGGTGGAGTATTATGACCATGCCACTGGAAGGATTTACTTGGACACGGGGAATGGCTTACTCTACAATCCGTTCCGTTCGGGGGATATCTTGATGGTCCAGCGTTTCGGGGGAATGCCGACTGTGGAGAATGATTACAATATCATCAAGCAATACGAACTTCGGGTTGATCAAGTTGGTATCGGTAATTTGTCGGACGGAGAAAATCGTTTGGACTGGATTACGTTTGTCAACTTTGCCGGTGATAAAGCCGACATTGCGCAAGGTGATGTATTGGCCCGTGTAGATAGCGTGGCCGATTCTACCAGAAAGGGTATTGTCAAGATCACTACGATTGACGAGGTGGGAGCTCCGTATATGGATGTCGTGTATGGAATGAAGACCGATCCCGATAATGCTACCAAGGCACGTGTCGGCAATCTTTCGGGGATAAGGACCAAGAGCGGTATAGATTTGACTGGCGTTTGGGGTATCTACGGTAACGGTGCTTACTTTGAAAATTCGACCTACATTCTTGATACAGGGAATACGATAGAGCAGGAGTTTAGTGTTATGGACGGGAAGTTTGAGAGCTCTATAGAGGGTATCAGAAACGATATGTCCTTGGAAGCGGGTAATATATTACAAAATAGCTCTTTCTCTAAAAACACGGATTATTGGGTGACGGAGAACTCCATAAGCTTTTGGGGGCATGACGGAGCGTTTATTTACGCCAATGATTCTTTCGTGTCAGAGAAGAGCGGAGTCTCTGATATCTATCAGGATGGCAGCAGAAATGTCTTGCGTATCAAGGACTCGTATATCCTCCAGCGGAATGAGGTCATAAACATACCATCCCATGAGATCGAGGCGGCTGAGTATGACTATTCCTTCTCGTTACATTACCGGGTTGTTCAAGCGGGGACATTGGCTGTGGGTTTCGAGGGGTCCGGTCTTTATGTCTCCATGTCCTTGGAGCCGTCATCCTCATATCGCAAGCTTTCGAAAGCGGGGAAATGGAACGAGCGTGGCGATTTCCGTATTTCATTCGACGGGGAAATACTGATTTATGGTGTTTCCTTGTTTATCGACAACTTGGCGGATTCCATTATCAAGCTGGAGACAAGGATAGAGCAAACAGAAGAGTCCATCAAGCTGGCGGCGACAAAGGAGTACGTGGATGAGGAAACAGGCAAGGTGTATACCAAGTATGATTCTCAATTAAATATTACTTCGCAGCAAATATCGGCCGTATCAACGAGGGTGGATAATATAAAGAACACGATAGACACGGCGGGATGGATAACGTCCGCGGAAGGAAACACCTTGTTTGCCGCCAAGAGCTTGGAGGACGGAAACAAGATCATATCGTATATCAACCAGACGGCAACGACCACCACCATTAAGTCGAATAGGATCAACCTTTTGGGAGCCGTTACCTATTCTGATTTAGACTCCGCTCTGCAAGATAAGGTGGATGCGGCGGGTGGGGATGCCTTGGATAAAGCCTTGGAAGCCTATGAAAAAGCTTCTGATGCCTATGGCAGAGCGAATAGCGCCCATGAGTTGGCTGATAGCGCAGGCTCAACGGCTTCATCGGCTTATAGCAGGGCAAGTGAAGCCATTACAAACGCTGCGAATGCTTTAAGTGCTGCTCAAGAAGCCCAGACTTCAGTGGATCGACTTCCCGGCTGGAGCAAGGAAGTCGACATTATAACGGCGTTGGAAGACGCTACGGTCATAGTGAAAGGCTATATATCTACTTCCATGATCGACGTGGATAATTTGTACGTGAAGAAGTTGGCTGCAACGGAGGGGACTGTCGGAGCCTTTAAGATAATGTCGTATAAAAGCTTGGAGACAGATGACGCAGACGCTTTTATCCGTATGCACGAGGCTGGACAAGTTTTTACCTTTATATATGCTGGGCATGTAGAATCTCATTCCGGAAAAGGGGCAGCTTTGATTGGAATAGCGGATAATAGTGATTCCATGGCATTGTATACAGAAGGAGGTATAACGTTTAAGGGTTTAAGTACAGTGGCAGAAAGTTCCTACTGGAAGCCTTTATTAATACATTCTAATACGGGGGAGATAAGAAGAAGTTCCTAATATAAAAATAATAATTATGAAAGTGAATTTTCACATAGCATTTAAGAATTCTCAAGGCGAAGAAGCCTTTGAGTGGGTATCTGCCGGAGATAAAAAGGAGAAACGTTATCAAATGATAGACGAGGTCCTTTGCCAAGGATTATTTGATGGCAAATATATCCACATGACAGGTCGTGACGAAGATGACTCTCGTAGCAAGTTACAAGCATATGAGCTGTATCTGAAGCTAAGACAAGCTAGCGGAGAATTGGATATAACAATCGAGGAGGCCGTATTGATCAAAAAAGTGGCGTTACTCTTGCCTCCGGGAGCGTATGGACAAATTTATAACATTATAGAAAGGGGGAATTAATATGGCACTATCAACATTGTCATCTGTATTGAGAAGCAAATACAAGAATACGGTAGGGGATTATGAGATCTCCTATGAGACAACACGGAAAGCGGGCGAAAAGGTGACAGAGGTATTGGCTTCGATCAAGAAGGGGGAGCTAAGGTTCGGTTATGTAAACATTATGGACAAAGGGAGGAAATCGATAGTATTGGAGGATGGAGTCTCGGACGAAGACAGCAAGGCTATATTGTCAACTGTGATAGACGATGCGGCAAATATTTTCCTTAAACAAGAATAATATACGATAATATGGCTGTAGGGGATCTTACATTATCTTCCGGTTTTACTCTCACGCCCGAGGATTTACGGGCGATCGCCGCTGAGAGCAAAAAAATCTTAGCGGAGGAGTCCAAGGATTTAAGTCAGTTCAAGGAGATTGACTCTATATCCTCCGTGTCATCTTTGCCCGGTATTTCCGCTAAGGAGGAATTAGTGAGAGTCCCCATGGCTATACTTAAGGGACTTGACGGTAGGGAGATAGAACTAGCCTCTTCGTCTACGGATATCCAATGGAGGTATGTTGGAAATCCCGGATGGAATGTGTTGGTGGAATTATCCTTGCTAACCGGTCCGAAGGGAACTCCGGGAGATCCTCCGGTCGTCTCTATCGGTACGGTCTCCACCCTTCCTTTTAATAGCTCGGCAACGGCTGGCTTTGTCTTGAGAGGGGAGACCCCAGAAGGTGTACCTATTTATGCTTTGGATTTAGGTATCCCACAAGGCAAGCCCGGCCAAGACGGAAATGGGGCGGGGAACGTGTTTGTCCCTACGGATAATATCATAGCCGATAGATATTATATTTTTAAATCCTCCGTTGATAAAAGCGCAAACGGGGATTTTATCGAATTGGACAGCCTTGCCTTTGGTGTAGGTCAAAACTACTCGGGTTACAAGAACGCCGAGATATTCAATGACTATGAGAATAACAAGGCGGCAGGAAATTACGCCCACGCAGAGGGTATGAATACCAACGCTACCGGTCCTAGGGCGCATGCGGAGGGTTACGAAACGAATGTGTTCGCTAGCGAGGGTCACGCCGAGGGCAGGGGAACATGGTGCTTAGGAGCGCAATCGCATGTAGAGGGATTATATTCTTATTGTTTAGGAGATGGTTCGCATGTAGAAGGAGAATCAATAGGCACCCAGCCTTATTTTATTGAAAATACCGTAGGAGGCATAGCGGATCGGCCTATTTTTGATACGAGTGGAGAGTCTTTAAGGACTTTCATAGAAGATTACGGAGTCTATAACTCTGAAAATATTGAGCACTCATTATTTTTTGACGCTGTATCTATACGAGAGAAGTTCGCTCTGAACATTTCAATTGGCACCCGAAGCCACCTCGAGGGAGCTAACAATTTTATTTGTGATAACACAAGCCACGTAGAAGGATATAATAATATATGCGGTGATTTATATTATTCACATAGTGCCCCAATAGTACATAAGGCAAATCATGTGGAAGGATACAATAATGTTCTGTTTTCGGGGAGAGAATATACAGACCAAAACTTCTGTGTTCATGTGGAAGGATATAGTAATGAGGTTTATCCGGGATGCTCTTTTTCACATGTAGGAGGAGAGTATTGCACTATAGGTAATATAGCCCCTGCAAGGTTGGCGTTTTGTCATGGGAAGTGGCTGCTTGTAAATTCGGATTATGGCGTTTCTTTTGGTCGTTTTAATAAGCCAACACTAAATAATAAAAATGTGCTGTTTTCCTATGGGATAGGACGTGATGATAACTCGCGAGAAAACGCTTTGTCTATATTGGAAGATGGAACTGTATTAATCCCTAGCTTGGAAGATAGGATAAATGATGCTACAGATTCGAAAGTTATAGGTTTAAACAATAAATTTAATAATAATAACGAAGAGCTTAAGGCTATTATAGATGAGCAATCTAATCAGATAAAGGATTTGTTAGCCTTGTTACAGTCCGGAGTTGGGATAACAAAGGCTTTTGTTTCAGGTAGTGTTTTGGTTTTTACTAAAAATATACAAGCGGAAGTGTCGGGTGAAACCTTTTTTATTTCCGATTCGCAAACAACGGTTGCTGATGGAGTATTAACAATCAAATAAATAAAAATATGGGAACAATCAGAAAAATAAATGTAAATGGGCAAGAATATGATTTGGCTGGTTCTGGCGGCTCAACAATGATTTCTGTAACCTATCAGGAGATAGTATCTTTGATTCAGGCAAGCTCTCTTGTCGCAGGGAACAAGTACAGGATCACAGATTATGTAACTAAAGTAAATGATAAATACAAGGCTGTTTCAGCGGAGAAACCTTTTGACATTATCGTCACGGCTAAATCTTCCAATAAACTAGAACGTAAAGCATCTGCCATAATGCGTGAAGGTGATGATTACTTCGCCGGATCAGACCTAGGATCTTGGGAAATATGGTATGATATCAATAATGATACTAAATCGTATCCAATCGCTCATGAGAGTGGGAAAGGATATATTTATAGGCTTATAGACGAATATGGAAATGAGGCTGATTTTGATTTTAAGAACATAAAATGGAAAATAGACTCAAATATTTTTAAAAAGGTGACAAATGGTCCTGTACCGTTTTTTACTTTTACTTTTTTAAATTCATATAATGGCATTAGCGAGGATTCGGTTATGGACGCTTCCTTGGATGGCAAGGCAATGAATAATGAAATATATATTCTTGATAGTATAACCAATACTGCTGTGTATGTCCTTAGTGTGGCAAAACCATCGATAGGTTCTGCCAGGATAAAGAAAAATAGCTCAAATAAGTCTTTTTTCATAGCTGTTAAAGGAACCGTTAACTCAAAAATAGATATTAATGATATGAGATATGGACTTAATATAGATGATGTCGCTATGGAAGTTAGCGGTAATACGGTAAATAATTATGTAGATATATTATTGAATGGCGCAAATTTAATGGTGACTAATAACCTATTTAACATCGAAGGACAGGCTAGACTCCAAATTTCAGGTTCTCTTAAAGGATGTACGGTATTAGGATCTTTTAAAGCTGGATCAGACTATGTCTTTCAAATCTCCGAGAGTTGCCAAGGAAAGATTATTGTGTCCAATGGAGATGGAGAATCTTTTAAAATAATAGACCCCTTCACCCTTCAATAATATGGAAGCTATTCGCATAGGAAACGACATCAATATAGAATGGACCATCTTCCGGGACGGTAAGCCCGAGTCTTTGGATGGCAAGAACATTAGCGTCTTCATGACCAATGGTTACAGGAAGATGGAGGTAAAAGACCTCCACTTCCGGGATAACGTGATACGATTCACCTACCTAGGCAAAGACCAAGATTATAACGGTGTCTATACGCTGACTCTTATCGAGAACAAAGGGAAGGAGGGCATGTACACCGTAGACGCTTGCGATGCGTTCCGTCTTATCCCACGGTCGTGCTCCGTAGGTGGAGATACGGGATGTGGCAGCGTCAAGGTGACAACGGTAAGGCTAACGGGAGATATCTCCGTTCCTGCCGTAGGGACCGGAGATTATGAAAGTATGACCAATAAACCACGGATCAACGGGGTTGAGTTGGTCGGGGATAAGTCCCTAGAGGAGTTAGGGATACCCATTCTCCCGGATAATATCGTAACCGATGCCGATTACACGCATACGGATAACAACTTGACGGACGCTCTTTTGAAAAAGCTCGACGGATTGAGTAATTACGATGACACGGCGTTAAGAGAGGCTTTAACCTCCGAGATCAGCAGGGCGAAGGAGGTAGAGGGGGATCTTGACACGGCCATAAGGAAAGTTGCTTCCGATCTGTCCACGTTTATAACGGGAGATCCGGACGCGGACAATATCATCAACAGATGGCAGGAGGTGGTGGAGTTCTTGTCCGGTATGACAGAGGATAAGGATATGGCCGGAGTGTTGCTGGATTTGAAAAAACAAATACTTGCGGAGGTCACGAGTATCTTGTCAGGTTATTACACGTCCGGACAGATTAACGATAGGTTTGTCGAGAAGATCAAAGGGAAGGGACTTAGCACAAACGACCTTACGGATGAGCTGTTATCTAAGATCAACGGCTTATCCAACTATGATGATGAATGGGTCAGGAGTGAGATCGCCTCTATCAAGGCGGATATCGACACGTTATTGGGTGATGGAGCGAGCGACGCTATAGATACCTTCCATGAGATCGAGCTTTTTTTGCAGGGTATTACGGATAAGGAAACCCTAACCGGTCTTCTCAATGACTTGCGTGCGGAGATAACGGCTTTGATCCCAACCAAGACATCCCAATTAACAAATGACGATCACATCGTAAAGGACGCTAATTACGTCCATACGGACAATAATTATACTGACGAAGATAAGGGTAAGTTGGATGGATTGGATAATTACGACGATACGGATATCCGGAATCTGGTCACCGGCCTAAGGACGGACGTTGATAAGTTAAAGCCCGTTGTCACATCCACCCCGTCTAACGGACAGATAACCATAACGCCGGACAAGGCCCAAAACGAAGATCCGGACGTGTCGATAACGCTGGAGACCAAGGGAGACAAGGATAAGTCTCTGATGGCCGACGGTAAGTACCGCAAGCTGCCCGTGTACGGGAGGAATCTGTTGTTGGGATCGGGGAAGGAGGTAAGTAACTCTAGTTACAAGATCGCTGATTATTGGTTGGCGGAACAGATACCCGATGGGACGCAGGTCACTGTAACTATATGGGGTGAGATAGGGGACGGCAAAGAGTCGTTCGACTTATTTAATTCTGGAGCGTATGTGGGGTCATTAGCCAAGTTTCTTCCTACAGATTTTGTAAATGGGAAAGCTCACAAGACATTTAAATGGCTTACTACTTTAGTTGGTCATCAAGCGGATAATACACGTCTTGTTATATTTACCACTCCAAATACAGTTACCTCTACCTCTACCTCCACCATCCACAAGATCAAGCTCGAGTACGGCGACATCTCCACCGAGTGGACCCCCGCTTGGGAGGACATCCCCGACATCGAGGAACGGTACTCCTACGGTGTAGAGTGGGACATGGAATCGTCAAGCCCGGACGGGAAGCGAGTGGGGAATATGCAACTGCATAGGGAGTTGCCTATCCAAAGCGGGATGAGAGGAGTCGTGTTAGATAATAATGGGGGGATAAACGCTTATCTTGGTAACAAATGGAGCGATCCAGACGTTCAACTAGCTTCCGGTGAACCTGAAAATTTTTCAATAATGACAATGATACCTAGACATTGGTATAAATTTTACTTCAATGGTACCAAGTTTAGATGCATGATATCTGCAATCCCATTACCAGGATATAAATACGTGGATGATTTTTTTATAAGTTCATATGAGGCTACAATATACAGAAGCAAAGATCTTCTTATGTCTCGTCTGGGTGTTGATTCAACTTATAATGAATATCGTGGTGGTGACAACACCGCCGAATGGGACGGCACCTACCGTTCCTTGCTAGGCCGTCCCGTCACCAACCTCACCCGAGACCAATTCCGGCAAGCCGCGAGGAAAAGAGGCAGCGGATGGGAGATGTACACCTACAACGCCCACAAGATACTGTTCTGGTTATTCGCCGTCGAGTACGCCACGCTGGACAGCCAGAAGCCTTTCAACGCCCAGAAGGACGCTAACGGTTTCGCACAAGGCGGCCTAGGTCCGGGACCAACGCAAATGACGGATTGGACTAACTTCAACAACGTCAACCCCCTTATCCCATGCGGCTATACCAACGAGTTCGGGAACGGCTCGGGAGAGAAGGCATATGTGGTGAAGAACGCTTCCGGCGGTACTCACGCCACGTTGATGGCTAACAGGTATCGTGGTATAGAGAATCCGTTCGGCCATATATGGAAATATACTGACGGGGCCAATATACAGGTCACCACGGGCGATGCCGGATTATCCGTATTATGGACTACCGATGACCCGTCGAATTTCAGCGACACCTCTTACACCGGTTATGACAAGAAAGGCAATATCTGCCGTACAAACGGTTATGCCAAGAAGATGTTGCTTGGGGAAGATGGCGATATAGTGGCCACGGAGGTCGGAGGTAGCTCCTCTACCTACTGGTGCGACTACTACTACGCCTACACATCGGATAACCGCATGCAGGTGGTGCTGGTTGGCGGTAATGCGGACTACGGGTCGATTGCGGGCCTCGCTTGCGTGAATGCGAATCTTACGCCTTCCGCTGCGGCTCGTTACTTCGGTTCGCGCCTTTGCTTTTTCCCCGAATTTCGTAAAACGTCGGCGTAGCCGCACGTATCACGTCGGGAATTTTTTTGTATAACGATTAAATAACAAGACATGAAAAGAACATATAGCGACACTATACCGATCACTATGGAAAAGGACGGTGACGGATCCTACCTTTACCGGTGGGACGTTAGAGAGGAGACAAGGGAGATGGGTGACGATATGGCCCCCGTGATCTCCTATAGTTACAACGAGGTCAGGGTATGGCCCACGTTGACGGCCAACAAGATATTGGAGGCCTGTATCAACGCCCTATGGGACAAGGACGTGGAGCAAAAGAAGCTGAACGACTACAACGCCGCCCAGCTGGGCATACTGGACTTGTCGTACGTGGAGTCTTATAAGACGTTCCTTAACGAAAGGAAGGCGTTGAAAGACCGTGTGGATAGCGATTTCGCCGAGTGGGAGGCGGCGAGAGAGGATGAGAGCATAGTGGTTGTTTAACTAATTAAAAAAAAAGGATCGGAAGAATGGAGTTTTTTAAGATGATTTGCAGCATGAGAGAACTGCTAACGGTAGTAGTGTTTGAGATGTTCATCGTTATGGTGGCGATGGGATGGGATTTCGCCTCGGGTTATTACAAGGCCAAACTGAGGGGAGAGGAGCGTAATTCGTATGGCATGCGCAGGACGGTCAGCAAGTTCATACTTTACGCTGGCAGCGTATGTATAGCGTGCGGTATAGACTCGGTATGCTACGTGTGCCGTTTTTGGGAATTTATCCATCTGCCATTCTTGACCAATGTCCCGGTCGTATCCTCGATAGTGACCGTATTTATCTTGATAACGGAGGTTAGGTCTATCTGGGAGAAGGCCGATGCCAAACAGAGGAGACAGGCTAGTAAGACTGCCGACATGATCGGTAAAGTTGTAACGCAAAAGGTTTTGGAGGACGCTTTGACAAACGCTTTATCCAATGCCATTAATAAAAACAAGAAAGGATAATAAAATATGGGAAAAGACAATTTACCTCGTGGGTATCGAAACAACAACCCCGGAAACATCCGGATCAACAGCGATCTATTTCAAGGCGAGGTTAGACCGAGCAAGGACAAATCGTTTAAGCAGTTCGAGATGATGACGTATGGCTATCGGGCGATCTTTAAGATCTTGTCGAACTACTATCGAAACTATAAACTTGACACGATCCGCAAGATGATAGGTCGCTGGGCGCCGGAAAACGAGAATGATACGGAGGCCTACATTAAGGCCGTATCCGATTATGCCGGCATCCCGGCTGATGATCCGATCAACATCAACGATCGTGAGCAAATGACCCATATTGTCGCCGGCATGAGCAAGGTGGAGAATGGGAGAGAGGCAGATATGTCGGACGTTATCGCTGGATGGAATTTACTTTAACAATAACAAGACCTAATGCTGTAGAGGTAAGCGTAAAATAAGATGAAAAAATATATTGGAACAAAACAGATTGAAGCAGAGCCTATGACAATGGGCGAAGCGTTTGAGAAAGGTTTGCTGCAAACAGGAAGAGTGCCTAATGAAACCGAAAAAGACAAATCCGGTTATCATGTGAAATACAAGGACGGTTATGAAAGCTGGTCTCCGGCAGAGCCATTCGAGGAGGCTTATAAGGTCTGTCATACGTTTATAGATCGTCTCCAAATAGAATTGTTCGAATTATCCGATAAGCAAGAAAAGCTAGGTAAGTTCTTTGGCACGGATATATTCAAAGGATTGTCAACACAAAAGCAAGTATTACTACGTGCACAATTTGGGGCGATGGAAGCTTATAGGCAAATCATTATTGAGCGCATCCGTATTGAGGGCATCTTAGAATGAGGCCTTGGCAAGTAATATTAATACTAGTGTGCTTGGTAGCCAGTTTCACGGCTGGCTACCATATCCGGGGGGATGTGGCTAGTGATTCGATATCCAAGACCGACACGTTCGGCAAGGTGGATACGATACATGACAGCATTCCGTACCCGGTCTATGAGACACTGGTACGAACAATACCTGAGCCTTTTCCTGTCTACATTACATTAGACGGTGACACGATTAAGGAACCTATATATGTCCCGGTGCCGATAACTCAAAAGGAGTACAAGACGGATGATTACCGGCTGTCAATATCCGGCTATAAGTCTAATCTTGATTACATCGAGGTTTATAGAAGGACTGAGTATATAACCAAGACAATGAATCCACGTAGATGGGGAATAGGAGTTATAGCAGGTTATGGGATCGGTAAGAATGGCTTGTCACCCTATGTCGGGATAGGCGGGTTTTATAGAATTTGGTGAGGCTTCCATGGCTCACGCCCGAGAAACCTCTGATAATATAATGAATGCGTTATATGAATAACAAGGGCTGACGTTTTTTGTTCATGATTAATTTAATATTAGTTTGATGGTGACTTCGTGAGAACGAACCGGAAAGGGAAGATAAAGAAAAAAGAATCTTCCCTAAATAATCGGATCGGAAGTTTGATTATTTTTTCATGCCACGCACGACGGGAAGATTCTTATAAGTCTTTCTGCCGTGCATTTTTTTGTGCCCGGCTTTGATAATAAAACAAACCACGAAATAAAAAGTTTATGAATAAGGTGGAAATTTTTTACAAAAAAGTGATAGAGGCAGTCTGCAAGGAGTGCGGGACCGATCCGGTAATGATGTTTAGCAACAACAAGGAGAGGAACGTTGACGCTCGGGGAGTGGCTATAACCATACTGGCCGATCGCAAGTTGAGCGACAATATCATATCCGATCTGACGGGAATGACGAGGCAAGCCGTGAACCGGATGCGTAATTTGTACCCGGACAGGATAAGGAGGAGTTACTACCTGAGGAGGACGGTGGAGAGCGTCAAAGAGGAGCTATCCGGTACGGTCTGAGGGTGCGTTATGTTGTAAGGCATGTGATTTGTCTATGAAAAAATTTTCATATAACAAAATTTTATGCGACCTTTGCGGCATGAAAGATAATAATGAAACCTCGGCGGCGCAACAATCCGTATCGGGGTTTTGTTTATTGAACAGGAAATTATTTAAATCGAAATGTGTTTAGGAATAAAAGTCAATAAAGATAAAATAGGCAATCTTATGGTATATTTGTCGGAGAGGATATCTCCAATATACCATACTCAGCTTATTAAGCTTCTATATCTTATAGATGAAGAGGCTGTTAAGGATGATGGCGTTCCTGTCACTTGGCTTGATTATAAGGCGTGGCAATATGGCCCTGTAGCCCCAGATACATATTATATAAAATGCGGGGGAATGGAGTTCTCTGATTATGTTAAGGCGGAGAAATGCTCAGGATCAGATAATCATTTTTACGTTTTGCCGAAGGTGTCATTCTCGGATGATAAATTTAGCGACTACGAAATGGACATAATAGATCGTGTCATAAAAGAATATGGGAATAAAAAGCCTAGTGAATTGGTGAATTTGACCCATAAAAAGGGATCGTTATGGGATATTACCAAGAAAGAGCATAATATTATTTTCGATAATGATTATAAAGTATCGGATTATAGCTTAGACTTTAAGAGACTAATAGCGGATGATCCTGAGAAACTGGAGAACTATAATGGTGCCATGGAGATTATGATGATTAATAGTAAATTAAAGTCATGCGATAATGTTTAAGCCCGGAAACGTTTTATATGGCACGTTTAAGCTGTCAAATATATGCACGAAACCAAAATATGCGATCATTTTACATAATGACGGGCAAGATTGTGTGTTAGCCACATACACTACATCGAAAAAGAGGTCTGGGGTTAGTGATTATGTGCATGGGAAAAATCCTTCTGGATCTAATGACCCTAAATCTTATGTGTTTCTTGCCAGTAAGGAGGTCGGCACATACAAAGACGGCAATGGAGTTACTCAAAGCTTCAGATTTCCTGAAGATAGTACGGTCGTTCCAGATTATGGTTATACAAAGACCTCCACGCATAGCTTATCATTGAATGTGCCTGATTTGACTTTTATATGTAGTTTGTTTGAGAAAGAATACTTGGATTTGATTTATATGCTATATCAAAGCAAGAAAACTCCTCGGGAGTATAAAAAGATATTTGAGAAAATATTGCAGGATAAACTAAAGTGATATCATATAAAGAGGAAGGTATGAAAAATTTAGATGAACCAAAAGCTAAGGAGTATAATGAATTCCTAGAAAGGAATAGTTTTGATAAATACTCAGATAGAAAAAAACATATATCTAGTCCAACCACGCTACAATGCATGTATTGGAAACAGGTGGAACCGGTAGATATAAAAAGTAACCAACCATAAAAATTAAGCGTTGTATATGCCTTTAGTTTGAAAGGTCTAAACAACAACAATAAGCGTCGTCAATACAAATTGGCGGCGTTTTTTTGTCTCATCCCCTTCCGCAAAGAACTAGCAACAACTTCGCAACAAGCTAGCAAGGAGATATTTATTTAGCAAAGCCCTTCTCATGATTTTTGTCGTGTCCGGTAATGGTGCCGGATTAACGACAAAAATTAAAGATAATGGATAGAAATTATTTTATCGGTACTCCCGAAGGAGGTAATTCCGGTGGAAGTAAGTTTGACATCATGGCCTTTCTCCCGAGCTTGATGGGTGGCGGTGGAAAATCATTGGACCCCAATTTGGTAGCGGCTTTGATGAACAATAAGGGCAATCAAGACGCTTGGGGCGGTGGTGGTTGCTGGTGGATCTGGATCATCCTCCTGTTCTTCGTATGGGGAGGCTGGGGTGGCAACGGCTTCGGCAACAACGGGGCTAACGGATTACCGGCTCAATTGAACAATGACGCTGGTCGTGAATTGTTGATGAACGCTATCCAAGGAAACGGAACGGCTATCAGCCAATTGTCATCTTCCTTGAATTGCTCAACCCAACAATTACAAAACGCTATCTGCCAGATCCAAGGACAGATCCAGAGCGTGGGTAACCAAGTAGGCATGAGTTCCCAACAAATCATTAACGCCGTCCAAAGTGGTAACAATCAATTATTGAGCCAGATCGCCGAGTGCTGCTGCACGGTTAACAACAACATCACTAAGATGGGCTACGAGAACCAATTGGCTAGCTGCAACCAGACAAACACGCTGGTGAATACGATGAACAACAACACGTTGACTCTCCGTGACTCAGGTCTGCAGAACACCCGTGATATCATCAACGAGGTTCGTGATTTCAAGAACTTGTATCAACAAGACAAGATGGATCGCTTGACGGCGGAGAACCTAGCCTTGAAAGGACAGATCTCCCAAAGCAACCAGAACGCCTATTTCGCCGCTACTCTACAGGCGCAGACCGCCCCTCTAGGTAACGCCTTGGGTGATTTGAGCTCAAGATTGGCCAAGATCGAGTGTAACCAGCCGGAGGTGGCAAAGGTTCCTTACTCCCCCGTGGTAGGCATACCCACTTGCGTGGCCGCCCAGTACGGATTAGGCCTAGGTCTCGGTAACTGGGGAAACTTCGGCAACGGATGGGGATAATGAGTTAATAACCTAAAAATAAAGAGTTATGGCATTCATTAGTCCTTTCATAATGGCGAACAAGAACGGTATCCCACGTTTGGAGAGCACGGGCGTTACGGTCGGGACGACCAACGTTCGTTTCTCCTTCCGCAATCACCCGTTCCTGTCAGCCCCGTTTAGCGGGTTGATCTTGTTCCGTCTGGCCCAGCCTATCCCGGCTGGTACTACCGGGACGTTGCCGGTAGTGTTTGACACGAACGGCTCCACGCAGGCGCTAACGACCATTAACGGCGCAGA